AACGTTTGATTTACAGCGTCAACATATTCCTTCCGCTTGTCAAGACGATATTGATCAGCCTCAGCCAACGCTTGATGAGATCTAAACACCGCGCTTGCGTGTTCAGCATTGAACAATTCCTGAGCAATTTGAATATCTTTTTGCCTTCTAGTGAGATTTGCATCTTGCTCGATGGCATTTTTACGCGATTCAAATTGAGCCCTGTAAATCTCTTCCAGATTAGTTGTGAAGTCGCGAAGCTCTTTCGCTCTCTTACTCGCACCGCCTTCTCCTCCTCCCGTTAGGGCAGACAAATCAAGGCCAGCACCCGCACCACCAAATGTAAAGTTGTCAGCACCATCTAAGCTAGATAGTGCAGCTTCTCCTCCTAATCCCGCAAAACGCTCTCGTAAGGCAGTGCGTCTTTGCTCAAGCCTACGCTTAGCCCTTCTGTCTGACGTTGCAAGAATTTGTGCATCGAGTTTTTCAATTTGAGCTTTAACTTCTGCCACGCTAACCAAGTTGAACATGTTGCGAATACCAAAAGTGAGGTTCTTGAAAAATTTGGCAATATTTGCTCCAACTTGCATTAAATACTTCACAAATTTACCAAGAACAGTTGCAACTTTTGTAAAAGCTTTCGCCCAGATTGTTGCGTATTCGGTTAGAAACTCTTTGTTTTCGTTGTAAAAGTTTGTAATTCCATTAATGGCTCGTGTCAGGAAATCTTGAATGATTGCACCAGCGGGAGTAAGAGCATCTCCAATAGCTCGTTGCATTTCTTCAAACGCAAGAGCAAGGCGGCGCCCGGCGTATTCCGGTGCTGTTGCCAATTGATCACTAAACGCAGCATAGTCGTCATAATTTTTCTTAGCAAATTCAACAAACTCTTTGATGCCAACTTCCCCTTTTTTCAGCGCATCTTGCAATTCAGAGAAGCTCATTTCGTTTGCTTGAGCAAACTTGACAACCGCTCCAGGGAACCTTTCACCTAACTGCCCTCGAAGTTCTTCCGCCTGCACGCTTCCTTTGCTGAAGATTTGCACAACGGCACGCATTGCGCCATCAACGTCTTCTAAAGAACCGCCAGTCGAAGACACGGCCAAAGCCACGCCTTCCATAATCTTTCCAGTTTCTTCAACTGAAATATTATATTGTTTTGTATTTACTCTTAACTGAGAAAAGTATTTATAAGTTTGCTCCAATGGAAGAAGCAGTTTTTCGCTGCTCCTGCGTACTTGCTCTTCGGACGCAGCAAAATCTTGAGCATCTTTCGATGCCATTGCCAATCCGCGCCTGATTTGCTGAAGACTTGCGGCTTGATTCGCTAAGCTCGCCAGCCCTCTTCCCAATTGGTCAATTGTTTGCCCAACTGCAGCCCCCGCAAATGCGCCTGCAGGACCAGCGGCTAAACCACCAGCAACACCTCCCAACGCGCTAGCTGCGCCACCTAAACCTCCTCCATACAACAATGCCCCACCAGCGGCACCAGCCCTGCTAGCAGCAGATGGACCAGGAGCACCTTTTCTATTGATTCGCGTAATCTGACGCTCAAGCTTGCGAGCCTCTCTGTTCAATTCTTGCCATTTCGTTGTATTAGGCGCAATTTGACGCGCCTTGTCTCGAATGGCGCCAAGCCTTCTTTCAAGCGATGCAAGAGAACGAGGGTCAAACAGTTGAGATGAAGGCGCTCCGGCTTGAGGCACATTGCCAAATCCTCGTGAAATGTCCTCCATCTCCGCAAGGGCCTTGCCCCATGAAGTGCGAAGATTTAACGCTTGCGCTTTGCTGGTCGCCGTAAAATTTGCAGATATTTCCTCCATCTGCCCAAAGGCTTTGGTCCATGAGCTTTTGATATTAGTAGCAACCAAGGAAGCAGTACGATTGTACTCATCTCCAAAGGCTTTAATCGCGCTTTTGGCTTGTTTTATATTTCTAGTAAGCTCATCAACAGCACGGGCAGATTCAAAAAAATCATCACTTCCTATTTCTGCTTTTTTAAATTCCTTGGAGACTTCCGCAAGGGCGCTCTCCATTGTGCTAATTTTGCGCCCAACAATATCAGCGTTTGTACTAAAATTAAGAGCAATATTTTCATTAGCCATTAGCCCGCCTCCCTGTTAATAATGTTTTGGCCGACTTCGCCAATATCTCTAATTGTAGGATCTGTCCATGGACGAGCGGGCATTCTATTGCCACCCTTGCTTGTATAACCATCATGCACATATTCCGCATAATCCCTTCCATCGCCTCCAGTCCATTCAAACTCGACAGCCCTAATTCCTAAATTTGTGCGTTTTTGACTTTGCATTAGATTTCCTAAGTCAACAATATCCCTAGGCGTTCTCGGGGGGACAACTTCTCCGTTACGTCGAAAAGTGCGATTGGGCCAATCTTCAGCCCATATGCGTTCCGCAAATTGTTGCTGCAAATCTACCTCTGCCCAATCCATCAATTTTGAAAATGCACGCACATTAATGCCATTCAATTGCTGACGCTTTTGGCCAGAAAATGTGGTAATTTGTGCGCCAAATAAATTCTGAACACTTCTTTCAAGCTTTGTCAACGAATTTAAAAGTTTGCCAATTTTCTGATCAGCCCTAAAGGGCTCACTCTCAAATCGCAAACGGTACGGCATGACAAATCAAGATTGTGTCTATAATCTAGCATTTTTCTATTTTAACCATTTAGCTCTGCGCCCAGCATGCCAATAATTACTGGAGGCATGGTTTTATTTTTAAGAGCCCATTGAATTGCTGCTTTTGTTTGTTCTGACAAACCATCGAAATCTCTTCTTCTCTGGAACGGCAAAAAGTCGTCAACTTTAGCCTTGGCCTGTTTTCCGGCCAATGCACCAACCACTAAAGTGCAAAGTTGAGCAGTGCTAACACTGTGAGCATTAATAATATTTTGCTTTTCTTGATCTGTTTGCTTTAATACCTGGCCAACTAACTTAACTGGTATTTTTCCGAAATTTTTTGCATGAAACAATGGATCGGAAATGTTTAGGCTCGCTATCTTGCAGTAGATAACGCTCCAGTCAGTACTGTTAGCTAAAACTTGCTCACATGACCCTTCTATTTTTTCTAGAAATGATCCTTTGGGTCTTGGTCGTCTCCTTCTTCCGTGTTTTCTTCGTCAATTTCCGGTGCATCTTCTTCCGCCATAAACACTTGAATTTTTTCGAGTAGTTTTTGAGGAAGTTTGCGAGTGTCTTCCTTGGTCCAGTCATCAGTTTCTTGCCATTTTTTGCCAACTAAAGCCTCTCCTCTGTTGCGAAAAAACACAGTAACCAATTCCTCGAACTGCTCACGACCAGAAGGCGTCAGCTCCATAATTTCTTCAATCTGCCCTTTGTACTCATTGAATATTTCAACACCTTTTTCACCTTGCATTTGCAATGCAGCAAACGCTTCTTCCTCTGGAATTTGCTTGTCAGCAGCAATCTGTCGAGCCAGATAAACGGACTTCAAGCTTAATTGAGCTTTCTTCTTAGATTGCTCTTCCCTAGTCCAAGCTTCTTGGGCTAGCCAACTGCCATACTTACGAAGACGTAGTTTTTCTGTAATATTTTGATACTCGGCGTCACCAAGTAGGAAAAAATCTGAATACTTACTCATTATTCCGAAGTGGAAAGCAAAAAGAGTCTAGCATTGATAATCCTTTTTGGTACATGCGAAAAGGCTGCCTTGGCTGGTGCTTGCATCTTTTGCGACTTACCATTAAAGTCAAATGTGATTTCATTGTTGCAGCCCGGCAAAAAGCAAGCTAATCCTGCTTTGCAATGATTTTCATTTATTCTCACGTTGAACAGCCAAGCTTTTTGGCATTGACTAACCAATAGTTTCATTCTGCAGCAAGCCTAAAAGTTTTTGTGTCTGGAATTACAATCCTGCATTGACCATAAACCACATCAGTTTCAGCCCTAAAAGAAAATCTTGCATCTGGCCATCTACTCTTCATGCGATCAATTGCAAGCCTTAAATTCTCAGAAGAAGGCAAGTAATCTGTAATCACAACTTCCCATGTCTGTCGATCTAATCCTCCAGCAAGAATTGCCCGTGGATTCGGAGACGGAAACTCTTGAATGACAACTTCAAGACCTTCTACCTTCCATTCGGGCGGCACTCCTTGACGACCAGCAACATAAACAGCGGGAACTTCAGTAGCGTCAGGAAAAATATATTTACCAATAAGATTAGGATTGTCACTTAATAATGTGACAATTGCTTCCCTAACTTGACTTATGTTCATAGAAAAAGGCCCTCCATATAGGAGAGCCTAGCAAAAAGCAATGGAGAGAAATCAGTTGGGAGCAACGGGAATGATGCTGCCAGTGTTTTCAGCATTCTGGTGAATGCCAATACGACCACGGCTTTGGAGATCGAACGTAACTTCAACGAGGTTATCAGCGGGATAGCTTTCGTTGTAGTTCATCACGCAAGCGCAGAATGCAACGCGATCATAGTAGTAAGTGGTGCCGCTAACGCCCAGTTGCTTATTAATCTCAACATACACTTCATGGTTCTTGTCATAGCGGGAAGCCGCCACAACTTGGAAAGCCTCATCGAAGCTATTCGGGATAAAAGTGGTACCATCAACGTCCTTTTGAAAATAGGAAGTGATGGAAGCAGTAGCAGCAGATGTGACGATCACGCTATCGGCGAAACCACCACCGCCAAGGAGGTAGAATTCCTGATTGCCGTCGTTAAAGGCCACAGAAGCCGTCGTAGCGGCCTGGAGAGTATAAAGAGTGGGAGTGCCGCTAACAGTGAACGTAGCGCCACTCTGGGTGATCACAGGGCGAGCAGTGCCGATGATGGAGCCGACACGCACAATCACGTCCTGGCTCTTCACCAATTCAGTGGGATGATAGAGAGTCATTTTGTCCTCAATGGAAGAGAGAAGTGGTTTTAGCGTCAGACGTTCTGTACGCTTCCTTTACCAACCAGTCTAAAAATGCCTCTGATTGGCGTGCCGAGAAACTGCCAGTAATGTTCAGCAATTTGCTCGTTTGGCAACAACTCAAACCTTCCTTCCCTTCCATTGATTGTTGCTTGAGCACTAGAACCAGGCGTGATTCCAGAAACAAAAGCTAACGGATTTGTTAATCTACCTTCCATGTAAACCGCCGTGTTATCAGCGCCAAGAAGATAGTCGTATTGTGGATTGCGTTTTTGCTGAAGAGTGGCGTAGTAAGTTGTGCCACTTGAAACAGGAATGTAGTTTCCAGTCTCGGAATCCACGGTATAACCAGAAGCCACTTGCCATACCAAAGTGGCATTTGCTAGTGGCTGTAGGCTATTCGTCATACAACAAATCCAACAGAAGAAGATGGAATGGTGTTAAGCAGTCGCTTAAATTCTTGACCATACTGCGTAGCGTCTAAGCCTTCGCCATACACCTTGCCTTCAGTAGCACCAATTTGAATGCCCATTTGTGCAAGTTGAATAGCGACGATATGAGCAGCGAGATGTTTCACTGCCCTGTCGGCTTGATTCCCAAATAAAGAACCAACATCCGCAGTAGCCTCCTCGATTGCTCCATTCACGATCCCCGATGGATGGGGAGTGAATTCAGGAAACCGTTCAAGAAAGGAAGAATAAGTGACTGCCATAATCAAGCGTTTCCGGTACGAATTGCTTCTTTGCGGCGATTAATCGCATTGCGAACACGCACGCGGCCTTCAATTTTCCTCCATTCGTCCAGTTTCTCTTCGTCGTGAATGAGATCAATGCAACGAAGAGCTTCGGTCATCGGGAAGCCCGCAAGAGTTTTCACGCTGTCGGGGATTTGTTCTTCCTTAATTTCCGCTTTCAACTCTTCAATAGCACCGATGGACATAAGGCGCCTCACTGTACCATTCTTCCTAGCGACTTCCCATTTTGCATCGGGAACATCATGGTTCATGCCAGGAGCAAGTTGGATAATTCCACTATCAGTGATGACACCAAAACCACCTTCGCGAGGAGGATTTTCAAGTTCGGGGCGATAAGCGATTAGCATTGTGTGTTCAATTTAGAACTGCCACTATCTTAACGCCCCAAATCTTGAACGCCCTATCAGGTGGCCTGGACGTAAATCACGCTCTTGGGATAGTAGATGGAAACACCACCAACACGAGCATGAGCAGGAACGATGAATTCCAGACCGCGTTGTTGCGGAGGAAACAGTTCCAGAGGCTGAGGAATGTGCAGTTGCAGTTTCTCAGGATCGCGCTTATACACCACCATGCGGTTGGTGATAAGACCGCTGTTATCCTTATCGAGTTGATTGATGGGCTCGATGTTGCGGATGAACGGATTGGTACGCAGGAAGTATTCCAGAACAGTGACGTCCGAAGAATCAGAATTGCGCTGAGTAGCAATCACGTTATAGTCCTCATAAGCCATGAGGATGGTGTCGGGCTGTTCCACCATGCGGGAACCGTTCACAATGGCGCTAACGCCATAGTTCAGCAGATCCAGCATTTCCTGAGAAGTGGTGCCGCTATCAGTAAACCACTTATCGGCGGTGTAGACGTCCACGGTGGAGTTGTTGAAGAAACCAGTCAGGCTCACCGAAGTGTCACCGAACATGGCGATGCTTTCAACTTTTTCCTCATAAGCGCGACGCACGGCAGCAGCACGACGTTGCTCAAGAGCCACATCAGCCATTTGAGCAGCACGCAGTTCCTGCACGGTGTAGCCGAAAGAACCAGCAATGGAACGAATGTTGATGGTCTTCTCGACTTGCGTCACATCAGAACGAGGCAGATCATCAGCAGCATCAGAGATGATCTTGAACTCGCCAGTGGCGTCCATCACCCGATAGGTGTAGGTTTGTGCGCCAGGACCAGCCTCAGAAGTGACGGGCAGAATGGTGGGATATTTAATATCCGCATACTTCGTCTCAAAAATTTGAGGACGAATAAACTCAAGCTGACGGCTCAGAAACAGTCCAGCTTCAGCATCAAAGCGATCAAAAGTCATTGGGGCCTCCTATCAAGAATCAGCGGAAAGAGTGAAGCTGGGGCCATTCAGCTCCAGGATCGCCACGCCAGAAGTGGTGGTGCTGGTCAGGAAGCGAGCGTTGGAGAGGCGGAGAGTCTTACCAGAGGCAAAAGCATGAGAGAACTGACCAGCCTTACCAGTGCCGCTAGCCGAATAAAGCACGCGCACAGGAGAAGCGGGGGTAACGGCACCAGTCACATAAACAGCAACAGCGCCTTCGTTTGCCACATTCATCACCATGCCGCTAGCAACAGCAGGACGGGAATCAGAATCAGTGGCTTGCTCATCAACGTAGGTGAGCACGTTCACGCCAAGAGCAGTGTCGCCAGTAGCGGCGATGGTCTTAGCGGAATTCGCAACGGTGCCACCGGAGTTGTAAACAACAACATTACCGAAAGCAACGGCACCAGCCTCAGCGATTTGCGTGGAGATGGTGTTATCGCGAATATCGCTCAGTTGGCCTTCAAGGAGGGCCTGATGAGTGAGAGCGTAAACGGTCTGGACGCCACCAGCGGTAGCAGTGCCAGAAGCAGAGAAAGTAACGGCCATAATCAGCGAGCCTCCTTAGAAGTGGCGAGAGGAGCCTTCCAGGCATTGGTCACGTTTTCCCAGTAGGAATCGTGATTCACAGCAGGAGAGGCAATGGAAGAAACAGCTTTACGAAGCTCTTCCGTTTCGGGGGAATCGTTGCGCTTGGCAACTTCAGAAAGCGTGTCAAACATGGCAGTGACATAATCATCAGATTTCTCCGACAGATCCACGTCACCACGCACAGCCTTAACAGCGCTTTCCATGATTTCACGAGCAGACTTGCCAGAGAAATCAAATTCGCTATCAAGATTCACACGAGCTTTATCGATCAGGGCCACACGCTCTTCCACCAGGGAATCAAGGTTGACTTCCTTAGCAGCTTCGAGTTCAGATTTAAGGCTTTCAACTTCCTCAGCCAACGCATCAGCGCGACCTTCAGCGGAATCAGCCTTGCCCTTCATTTCTTTTTCCATAGCCATCATGTCTTCCTTCATTTTGGAAGCCTTGGCCATCATTTCGTCGTATTGTTTTTTCATGTCCTCGTAGGACATTTTGGCGTCTTCGCGTTCTTTAGTGATCGCCAGAGCAACGCTCTCGCTCACCTCAAACTCGGCGCCATCGAACACAACCTTAGCGGTCATTAGTCGATCTCCGGTATTTTGGATTAAAGAGGGATCAGCGGCATCTAGTCGATCCAGATGAAGCTTCACCTGAGGGCCTGCACGGCCTCTCCGAACAACGGCGACGTGATTACCATTGATGGATTTTTGAATTCCATCGTAATGTTCGCCGTTTTCAGTAACGCCAGGCGTAGGATCATATTCAACCCTATAGCCTGCACTCACTTCTTTTGCATCACCTCGCATAATGCGATCAATTGCTTCTTGATCCGTGATTGTCATGACTGCACGGACGAAGCCGTTGTCGTAAACAATATCAGTGCCAGTAAAACCAATTTGGTATTTCTTGGTGTTCTCGGAATCAAGCAGAATTGGAGGATGCTCGAAAGTGATGGCCTTGCCTCCAAAGGAAGTCAGGCTCTCAGGGGACGCCACTTCAGTTTCGGGACGATATTCGCGCCGCACTGAACCGTCAGCATCAGTGTAATGCTGAACACCAGTACGAGCAATAGTAGCCCACGCACGAAGATAACCTTCAGGCGTGGTTTCGTATTTCTCAATTGGCGCTACATCGTAGCGAAAACATGTGTCGCCCATGAGTTAAGAATAGACGATGGAAAGTGGTACAATATAAGAAGTTATGCAATAGCGCATAAATGAAGCTTTTGGCTAGCAAAACAGACGTGTTAAAGCTTTCCTATGGAGAGGCCAAGTCAGTTATTGCCTCTCGCATTAAACTAGCGCGTCTTAATGCTGGACTGTCACAAAAAGAAGTGGCAGACAGTTTACATTGCAGTCAAAGTACAATTTCGCGACTAGAGAAAGCCGAGATTCAACCAGACTTTCTTCAGATTCGCGTCATGAGCGGATTGTTTGGCGTGAGTATTTTATGGCTTGGCGGCTATCCAAGTTTTGTCGTTAACGCTTCTCAGTCTTCGTCGTCTTCATCCTGAAGCTCACTTAATTGCTCTTCAAGGTCTTCCATCACATAAGCCTTAGCAATTGCTTCAGCCTCAAAAACCAGCATCTTAATTGGCGTAAAATGCTCGTCGGGCTTGTCATAAAAGCTTTCAACGAAGATATGAGTTTCATCAAGCCTTCCGTTCTTAAAACGCTGTTCTTCTACAAGCTTCCAGTTAGGCGTAGCGCGATGTTCATGAGCTGAAAGAATCGCAAGAGCTTGCATAATGCCAATACCTTGTTCTTCTTCCATTGACTTAATGTTTTCGCTCATGACTCTTTCTTGCGGCTTT